CTCTTTATCGTCCGCAAAACAGTCATGGACGCACTCAATGCGATTATCGTAGACCCATTACCGTCAAGGACTCGATCTTCTAAATCAATACGGGTTCCAACTGCATAGTCATCACCGCTTAACTTAATCGTGCTGTCGCTTGCGCTGCAATCATTTGCAAGGTTTATTGCCGCTTGCATATCCGTGGTGCCGGGGGATGCATTGTTCACAAACCAGTCTGGACGTACAACTCCTTTTTGTGTAAATGCTACCGGGTCAGTCGAGTTATTAGTAATATCGAATATCTGCTGCCGTGGGCTGGCGATGATGTTTTCGGGGGAATAGACGGTCAGGGTGTCGCCGGTTGCGGCCGGTTGAATTACAGCGCCCTCCTCAAAAACAAATTTAATGTTGCTGCCGGCGGTGTCGCTCGTATCAAGTATGTAGGTTGTCTGTGCCAGCCCGCTATTGTGCGGGATATAGATGGTTCCGTTGTTAGTCGAAATTGTATCAATGCAGTATTTTATCGTATCACTGTTGCCCGTTGCCCCCTGGTCTGCCGCGTTATAATTTGGCACGCAGTATGATGCCGGACTTCCGCCACCAGAGCCATCTCCGACGGTGACGTTATCATCGGTAAAATAGGTAGTCGAATCAGCCGCGTCCTTTAAAACTAACTTGTATGTGCCGATTCCGTAAACCTCAGTGCAGCCGTTGCTGTCGAGTATCTCCGGGTTGGTGTGCGGCGTTGTCGCTTCACGGTCGCTATAAAGGCTCTTGTTGGTGCTGGTGCCGGCCACATAGGAATATAGCTTGCCTCCGGATAGCGGATCACCGTTGCTGTCGAAAAAGCACGCGGTCGGCCAGTTGATCGTGCCGCCGGCCATGGCCGTTCCGCAAAACAGCAGCACAAATAGGGTTGATAAAAGGCGTTTCATATATGGATGTCTCCGTCAATGTTATAATTGCCCCACGGCCGCCCCATATCTGAAAGATCGGCGGCGTTTATCTGGTTTGCCATATTCTTGCTGATGATAGTCCTTTTGCTGTCCCTGGCCTCCTTCAGCACCAGCGGGCTCGGCTGCTTTCCGTATTCAGGCGCCAGGTGCAGGGCTAAATTGAACTTTATTGCGGCATCATATGATGTTGGGAATTGAACGGATGATGTAAGGCTGGTAGGGTCTGTCAACGCCTTAAGCGAGTCAATGACCATGCTGCTGCCGCCCTTGGGCCATGGGTAGAGCACTCCGAGCGGATACGCCGGGTTGTAATAGAGATATGCCGCACGGCTACTAAGGTTTGACCGCTTCAGGTCACGATATCGAGCCTCCCCGATAACTTCAACCGGATAGATGGTATCGACCACTGCGCCCTTAATTTCTTCCGGCCAGGTGGTGTTTACGTCCCCGCCACTGCCAATAGTGTAAGAAGCGGCTCCGGTCATGGTCAGGGTGTCTTGACTAATCGAATAAATCATTATGTTTTCCGCCGACCATGAGCGGAGCATAATTTTCAGGGCTTCAAGGCCGTCTGCCAATTCCGCGGCGGTCGGAGTTTCACCCGTTGCAATGACGTTAATCGACCGCATTGCGGCTTTTATCAGGGTTTGGGCTGTTTCGCTCATAGTATGACCCCAAAATGCTTAAAATTTTTATAATTTACCCAGCCGGAGGCACTCCCGTTTCGAACCATGCCCGACCTTGGCCGGCGGCCTTTTTAATGGTCTTGTAAACCTCGACCGCCTTTTCGTTGGTCATTAAAACGGTGAGCATGGCCGGATCATCTCTGTAGTTCATGTGAATCTGCACATAGACCTTGCCGTCGTCCCTGCATCCGATATTGCCGATTGCGGTTTTCACCTTTTCGTCTGTTATGCCCAAAACTCCTCCGTGGTTACTTTTCTATCAATATCCTGCCCGTTGCCGTCTGCCAGGCGGCGGATTTCTTCCAAAGTCGCGTCATACTCCATTTTGATTTCATGCGCCATCAGGATCAAACGCCCGCGGTTTTGAGGTGAATACCGGCTTAACTTGCACACGGCCTTAAACAGCGTTTCCTGGCCAGCATCTTCCGGCAGGTCAACCCCGTACTCATCCTGTGCAAACACTATCAGCTGCCGCGGGCTTAGGTCTTCCAGATCCCAAAACCAGTTATTTAGGTTACGGTTTGACATGGCCGCCGCGGTGATGTTGTCATATCCCTTCTTCCGGGCGGCCATTTCCTGCTTTTTGTCATGCACTAAAACAGGCTCGGTTCCTTCCTGGTGCATCCAGTGTGGATAGTACCCGGCATGGGGGCCGAAACCCATGAGCATGACATGGTGCTCGTAATCATAGGATTGCTCTTGTTCGATCATAGGCTAAGTGGGGGCATGAGCCCCCACGGTATTAAGCGCCTGCACCGTAAATGCGGCAGGCCAGTTCGGGATAAATAGTTTTGACGCCGTAAAGGATGTCAAGGCGGCAGGTTTCGACATCTGAATCAATGTTATAGTCTTTGATAATGCGAATCGAAAACCCGTCTTCGGTTACTCCGGCGCCCCATACACCGTCCGGCATCTCCAGCGGCACCATGACCAGGGCAAAGGCGTTGCGGTGGAATGCCAGGTTCTGGGGATACTGCTTTTTGGTGTAGCCCCTGACAACTACATCGGCGGTCAGCGCCGGGATGGTGTCAACCGTTTTGTAAGGTCCGGTGTGGACCATGGCCGGGTAAAACTCGACCATAACCACCGAGTCGGTGCTGGTAACGTCCGTGGCGGTTGCAATGTCGGTCGTGACGACAAACTGCCGCAAATTGCCGGTTGACTCGCCGCTCATCGGGTTTACGGCGTAGCATCCCGAGATTTCGAAAACGTCACCTTCATTCAGTGCTGTAGCCGAGTCGGCAGGCACTCCGGCAACCAGTATTTGAAGGTTGTCGGTGGCGTCGGCGCCCGGGCCGGCAGACCCTTGAGGCAACCCACCACCGGCGGCGGAATCAGCGGTTGTGCTGATACGCAGCAAACCGGAAGTATGCTCTGAAGTGTCGGTGCCGAGTGCAGAGCTAACCGTGTGCGTTTTAATGTTTTGATCCATAAAAATCTCAGCATTTGCCACCCGTCCGAGAAAGCCTTTTCGCAGGGCCTGTTCGCCACCCTCACGGAAGTTCCAGTTGCTCAGGGCGTTGGCGAATGACCAGTGAGCCGCCGGGTTGAAAACAACCACCCGATCATCGGGCGGTACGGCGTTCTCATCCAATTTCTGCATGGCCTTGCCGAGCACCATAAATGTATGTGGGGTGACATATCCGGTGGATTCCCAGACCATGTTTGGAACATCGATATAAAGCCCGCACAGGTCGGCATCGACATCATTTGCAAGCCTGGCGGCGGCCGGGCGGATGTAACGCTCGGAATATTCCTCGATGCTTAGGGTTAGGTCCACGCTTGAAAACTGCCATGAAACGTGGTCCTGGGTTGCTACCGATAGAGTGATGTATTGCTCGGTAATGCTGGAGGTCACTCTCACCCGGGTTTTGCTGGATTGGAACCTGACCGGCTTTCTGATCTGAACTGACCCGCCTTTTTTGGGCATTCCGGGAAATTCCTTTTCGTAACCCATGTAAACATTTGACCCCATCACCAGGTTGTTTTTAAAAAGCCGCAGGGCTTCTTTTGCAATCATGGTCGGGGTCAGCAAAGTATGTGTGTGTCCCATTTTTCTATCTCCTTAAAAGCGCCTTGCACCCTGCTTTTCACGCCAGGCGTTGAACTCGGCTTGGCTCATGTGCTCCGGGTCTTTGCCGGATGCCGGTGCATTGCTGCCGACCGGATTGATCGGCGGAGGCGCACTGGTTGTTTTTTTTACTGGTTTCGGCTCCGCTGGTGTCGCTGTCAGCTTCATTTCAATTTTTGCAATTTCGCGGGCCGCGGCTGTTGGCGTCATCCTCGATATTTTTACCGCCTCCGGGCGGTTTTTGCCCAGGTAATAGGCCACATCTGCCGGCATCTCCGAGTCTGCCAGGATATCGGTCACCATCGGCGTTATCGGTACGCTAGGGTCCAATGCGACATCTTCAAAGTCGTCGTATTTCTCATAACCTCGGTTGATGCCGTCTTGGAGTTTCGCCTGGCGTTGTTGCTGCGTGGCACTCTGGGTCTTTTGATGCTCCTCTCGGTCCCATTCCCGGCGCTTGACCTCGACTTTGTAGTCGGTCAACGCTTCTACATACTGGTTGTAATCATCGTATGAATCCGGGTCCGGTCGTTTCAGATCAGATGGCTCGGCTTGCGGTTTGCCTGCCGGTGGCGTTTCGGGTTGTGTAAAATAGTCCTTCCTGGCCTCTGCCTTTTGTCTCCGCCAATAACGGGCATCTTCTTCGGCTTTTTTGCGACGTTCTTCCAGAGCGTCTATCTCAGCCTGTAGTGAGGCTGGGTCCGGCGGCTCATCGACAGGAGTCTCCTCTGCCGGCGGCGGCTCAACGGGCGTCTCGGCGTCTATCGCCGGTACATCTCCAACAACTTCGTTTAATTCGTTTTCGTCTGCCATGATTATTCCTCTTTCTCCGGTTCGTGGCATAGCCACTCCCGGGTGGGCTCACCGAGTAAATCGGCGGTGTTTCCGCTCATCGACCGAATAAACCGGCCGGTGGGTCTTAGGGCTATCTCGCACCACTTCCATAAGTGGTGACGGTGGTCCTTGTTGCTCTTTATATCGTTTTCTTTGATCAACGGCTTATACCAATTTCCACTGTTGTCCATCGGGCATCCGGCCAGCACCAAACGCGTGTAGTCCATCGCCAACCCGACCTTTACGGCGAGGTTTGTGCTCGTGCCGCTCCATCTGCCCCGGCCATTTCTGGCCCAGCGGATGTCAAACCCGGGACACCCGGCGTTCCAGGCGTGCCTGGCAACGCCTTTCGGCAACTGCTGCGCTATCCGCTGCATGTCCCTCATATGGGCGTCACCAGCGGCGTAATGCTGTATCGGGTGCGGTGCTATCAGCGCGGAGTAATTA